TTGGTTTATTTGGCTTGTTTAAAGCATTTTCTCTGTTAGTAACTAATCTTAAATTTTCAATTGTATTGTCATACTTATTTCTATTAATGTGGTCAATGTGCTTATCTGATGGTATTTCACCATTTAACAAAGACCATATTAGTCTATGAGCGTAGTATCGAATATTGTTTACTTGAATAACAATGTAACCCTCTTTTCTTAAAGTGCCAGCTTTTTTGCCAGTTGCTTTCCAATATAGGTTGCCATTGTCGTAATTGAATAATTTAGATAGATTTTCTAAATCAATAGGTTTTCTAGCGACTTTCATATAATACCTTTCAGTTTAAGGTCAGTAAGATTTTAGATGCTACCAGTCGGTTACTGAAGCCGAACATGACCGCTAAGTCATTCTGGTAGCTTTACTACTATAACACAAGTATTAACGATTCATAACATAGAGGGTAACTTCAAAGCCAAAACGCATTTGAGTAACTGCTGGTGTAGTCCAAGCCATGGTAAATCTCCTAATTAGTTAGCTCTTTATTGAGCGTATCTTATAGTATCAGAATTAGGTTTTTTACACATCGGTGGAACTATTAATGCAAGCTAGTGAAAAGCACTAATTAGCGTCTTTCCAATTCAAGTATATATTTACCAAGCTTTGCTGTGTCCTCTTTGCTTAAACACATACCGCCATCAATCTTTTGGATGTTGAGGGTCGGTTTGAGGGGATATGGCTTTGGCATGGTAGTCGTGCAAGCTATCAAAGTGCTGCTCAAACCAATCAGCAGGAGCTGCCTCAATTTGCTCACTCTCTTGTTGCACATCTTTCTGCTCCCTTTTAGCTGCCCACTCTTGGTATAGAGCAAGCAGCCTATCTATGATTGCTAACAGGTATTTCATTTGTCTGCTGTAAACACGCCAATAGCGCCTATAACGCTTAAACCGAGTGCGACAATAGCTTCACCTTGCTCTGGTGATAAAGTCAAGCCTACGGCTGTTAAAAGGGCTATTAGACCCCTCCATGTAGATGATTCTTTGCCACGGGCTAATAAAAATGCTTTCATAATTACTCCTTAAAAGGTTTGTAAGATGGCTTGCCGTTCATAAAAGTTGCTGTTAAGAATTGCTGGCGCATTTTAGGGTCAAACGATACATGAACCCAAGCGCCTTCCTCAATAACTTGGTCTACTTTAATGCCAGACTTAAATAAAGCTTTTACGACATCAATGGGCTTGCCAAACCCAGCGCAAGTAAAGTCAGCAGCTAAACCGTCCATGTGAGCAGAGTTTACAGAACCGCCTATCTTGCGATTAAGCTCCATGCAACGAAAGGCAGAGCTAATGCGTAATGGATGGCCTAAGAATGTGCGTATTTTCTCAAGGTTGTCAGCTAGTGTTTTAAGGTTGTTTTTAACTGCTTGAGATGGGTTGTTGTTGATGTTACTGCGAACTGCTGTTTGTGAGAAGGTTAGCTCCTCAAGCGTAAAATGCTCGCTCAACTTCATTTAAGGTTTTCCAACTTGTAGATAAGGCTTAAGAACTCACCGATTACCTCGTCCACGATATTCTGTAACGCAGAATCATCTTTAGGTATGCACTTGTAACGATTCTTCTCAACATAGGCTAGTTTCTCAGCTATGCAGTAGATAGGCTCTTTATACTTCTCTTCTTCGGTCAGTATAGGTATTTCTTTAATAATCCCATGACGGCCTTGATAAGCTTCTGTTAGTTTGTCAGCCAACCCTGCTATGTCTTCATAGAAGTGGCCTAATGCTTTGTGTTGAGAATAGCTTTTAGTGCGTAGATGTTCTCTGTGTGCTACATCACGGGCTAAAAACAATGTTGCTATAAATTCACCAATCATATCTCATCCTCAATATCAATAATTCCAATTAAATCTTCATCGTATACATTACACTCATGGCAGACATGAAAGTCTATGTCAGCATCGTCTATCTCGTAAGGCTCACCGCAACACTCACATAGCTTAATCTGTTTCATATTTTACCTACAAAAAATGCCCCGAAGGGCTAGGCATACTTACTCTTAAGGTATTTAAGTGTTAGTGGCAATTCGTCAAAACGGCCATCCTCTACATCGTATAACATATAGCACCCACGAAAGTGATTGTTACCTTGAGCGCCTAAATAAGCCTCAGTATGCTCGTAACAGCTCCCACATATGATTGCGCTCATTTCCGTGCCATCAGCTCTCATGCCATAAGCTACTTGCCGTCCTTGCATATGCCCAGCAAAACAACTCATGTGCTTTTTGGTCAATATAGCGGCAGCAGAACAAATAGGTCTGCCCATAGCACCCGATGTAAAGTAGTGAGCGTAAGCTATGCCGTCAATGACAATAACTTCTAAGAATGGTATAACTTCCCAATCTTGGTAAGGCAAGTCATCAATGGAGATAAGGCCGTCTAGCTTCCTATCCTCGTTAATAGCACGATTAATACGGTCTTCATGGTTTCCAAGCGTTAGCACCATACGAGGTTTGTATTGCTTTTGCTTAAAACTTTTGGCTTGATTGTTGTAGTCATATATAGGTTGTAGAAGAGCATCCATAGCCTCTCTAGCAGCCCAAATATCTTTTTGGTAGCTACGACCTTCAAATGACTTTTTACCCACATCATAAGAAGAAAGGGACTCCATATCAGCGAAGTCCCCTATACATATAATTACATCAGGCTTTTTGTCTACAAGGTACTTACCTATGCAGGTTAGGAATGTAAAGTCATTCCCATCTTTAGCCTGGACATCAGGCAACACGAAGTGTGTCTTAGTGGGTTTTGTCAGGAAGCTCATAATATAGTTGTAAGTCCTCATCAGAGAAAAGCACTACGCAAGTGCCATCCTCTGTATACATTACAAACTCATCGTTGTCAATACCTACTTCTTCTATTCTTTGACCTACTAACTTGTCAAAAAGAGCCTCTAATTTTTCTTGTTGTGTCATTTGTCAGCTTTGTTATCAAGCTTCTCAAAGATACGGTTAAGCACAGCTTCTAGGCGGTCTAGTCTAGCTTCTAGGTCTTCCTTGCGAACATAGTATGTAGGCAGGTCAACCTCAATCGCTTTTACATCACGCTTAAGGTCTTGCACAGCGTCCCATAACTGTCTAGCAAACCAGCCTAGAACAGAAAGAACTGTACCGCCTACAATGTTGATTAAGTTTTGAGTTTCCATCATAGCCTCTTATAATACTACCCAGCGTGAACCGCCAGGAACGGTTACAGTAACACCAGCGTTTATTGTTATTGGGCCAGTAGTCATTGCATTTTTGGTTGCAGGGATTGAATAGCTTGTTGTTACCACTTGGTCGTTTTCGATAAACACTTCATCTGAACCACCACCAGTAGCACCACCACCACCACCTATTCCTACTAACTGGAATTGCGTGCCATCGTAAACCACTTGCACAATAGCGTTTAATGTAATGTCACCAGCAACTAAGCTAATTGCACCATTCTTAGTAATGTTTTTAGCGCCAATAGCGTTGATGTTAATCGTCACAGCGCCTGTGTTAGTTCCTGACGCAATAAACCTAAACACTTGACCAGCAGCATAAGCTGTCATACCTAAAGCAGCTGTAGCAACGATAGTATCTGTGCCACTAATGCCTGTTAAGTATTGAAATACAGAATCCTGTATCTGACCTGCTGAAGCTGATTGAGTTCGCAGCGTAGCAGAGCCTACACCTGACAATACATATCCACCCATAGGCAAGTTAGCCGTAGGTGTAGTTTGACCGTCTGATGTAAGCGATGCTGTAAGAGCTGACGCAATATCATTTAATGTATTATTAGCCCAAGTTGAGGAAATTGTAGTTCCCGTAATAACAGGATTACCTACTGGTAAAGAGTATACCCCACTGCCGTTTCTTGCCATTATTGCTCCCCTTGATTTTCGCTTAGCATTTTGCCCATTTTACGAGCTTTTTTTGACATTAAAGGATTGTTAAGCGTTTCATTCGTATTTAATGTATCTGAATCTGTGTTTAACTGATTATATGAAGTTAAAGCAGAAGCCATGGGAACTCCAACAAGACCTTTGTTTGTAGCTTGAGGTATCTTTCCTACCGCTTGACCTGTTTGATACATCATACGAGCAATTAATGCCTTAAAGGCATCGCTTCTATCTGCCATCATTCCAGCCAATTGAACTGGATTGTTAGACAATCCTGCAATACCTACTGGATTGTTTTTTAGCGCAGTATAAGCCCTAGACTCAGCTACATCTAATGCGTTAATTAACTCTGATTCTTTTTTATTTAATAAATTAACAGTTGGCTCTACTCTAGCAATCTCTTCTTTTAAGCCTCTTGCACCAGCCCTTTGAGCTTCTTTGGCAGCACCACCAAGTTCATTAAAGTTTTTGTCACCAATAGCTTTATATGTACCCTGCTTTATTCGTTGCGCTAATTGAACATCAAAATCATCAATAGATTGTGCTGGAAGTAACAAGCCAGTATTTTTTGGTTTAGGGAGTAATTCGCTATTTTCAAATGCTTTTTTTACAGATTTAACTGCGGATACATCAGCACCTGCATCAAGCTGATATTTGTAAGAATTTTCCAAGTCATCAAGATATTTTAATACCGCTGATTTGCTAACTTTTTCTCCTGAATTAGCAATCATCTCTGTAATGTGTTCGTTTAAAGAATCTACTTTTGCTTGCAGTGTATCTAAGCCACGACCAAATATAGTTCTTCCTACAGTAGGATTAACACCTTCTTCTAGCAATGTTTGAACGGCTTGTTGACCTTCGCCAGATTTTAATTCATTTTTGCCTGGTTTAACTGCAGACATCATTAGTCTGTTAGCACCAGCCTTTAATGGTTTTTCTAGCAGTTGCGGAGCATTAACTGCGCCACCTGTTAAAGCGCCAATAGTAGCGTTTTCTAATCTACTTTCTGAACCGAGAGTTGGTTGCAATCCGCTAAATGCACCACCAGCAAGCATACTGCCAGCTTTAGTATTGGCGCCAGGAATTAGTGCGGTAGCTAATGCTGTGCCTATGTTTCCTGCAATTGCGCCAACTGGAGCTTCTTCAGCAATAATCCTGTTTTTCTTAATTTGAGATGTGTCGTATTGTTGCCTAGGTTGCGCTTGATAATTCTCAACAGGGTACAATGATGTTTCGCCAGTTTTAGGGTTGACATATTGCTGTGGATTCATCAACTCTTGTGCAAGCTGTTTACCGCCTTCAAGCAAATTAGATGGGGCAGTCATTACGCCTTTTAAGTTACGGCTTAACCATGACTCGTTTTGCAAGTCAGACCGCAAAGCATCGTTCTTTTGCTTTTGTGCGTTTAATTCAACATAGTCCAATATGCTCTGTTGTGAGCTACCTTCAGGAGCAGTCACCATAAAGCTTTGTCCACTAGGGGATGTAACTTTATATTGCATTAATTTTTGTGTTGGTTGCGCCATTTTAGTTTCCGCTTATCGGTTGAATTGACCATCCAGGCTTATTCCCACCAGCTTGTGTAGGTGGATTTTGTGAAGACCAAACAGATTCAGCTCCATTT